GCCGAGAATATGAAAAACATTACCAGCAGCTACTACCCTCGCATTATTGAGGGAAAGACGCGCTCATGGATCGATGTTTACGTTTTGAATAGGCTGGGGGCCCTTATTGAAGGCAAGCAGGTTTACGGTAGCTTTAACAGAGCCGTGCACCTTGCCAAAGAACCGATACCGGCTAATCCTGATCTGGATCTGGTTATTGGCATCGACTTTGGGTTGACGCCTGCGGCTATATTTGCTCAGAGAACCCCTCGCGGACGCTGGCTGGTTCTAAGAGAGCTTATTTGCACGGATATGGGGGCGGTTCGATTTGCTGAAACGCTAAAATACACGATTGCCACGCATTTCCCGGATCACAGAGAGCGATGCAAAATCTGGGGCGATCCGGCGGGCGATTTTAGAGCGCAGACCGACGAAACCACTCCGTTTAAAATTCTCAGGTCGGCTGGCGTAATGGCCTTCCCTGCCCCAACAAACGACCCCGTTGTGCGAATTGAAGCCGTAACTCTTTGCCTTGAAAGAATGGTTGACGGCCATTCCGGTTTTTTGATTGATCCAGGATGCAAAATTCTTATTGCTGGATTTGAAAACGGCTATCATTACAAAAAGCTAAATCTTCCTGGCGCGGAGCGCTATGGAGACAAACCTGACAAAAATCGTTTCAGTCACCCGCACGACGCCCTGCAATATCTTTTTTGCGGCGCTGGCGAATCGCGCAATGTTTTGACCGGCGGGAAAAAAATGGAAGCTGTAAGGCCGCAGCGGGATTATGACGTGTTTAAAAGGTCTCCGCGTAGGGTCGGCGAAAGACATGCCAGATTTGGAATTCCTTAACCCTATGGAAAACGAATGGGTTATCGGCTTTTGCGACATAGAACGCCCGAGAATGTTTTACGGTGCGCTACTAAAACGCGGGTTTGGTCATGTATTTGCTTTTCGTTACGACGTAGATAAGGGAATATGGCTTTACCTCAATTGGAGTAGCCGTGGGCTGTCAGTCAACGCACTTGACCACGACGAAATGGACCGCATTATTGACTTTGTACATCGGCACAGAGGAAGATTTCTTGCAATAAGGGCCAAAAAGGTGATTTATAGGCTTCCTGTAATGCCTTGTTGGTGCGTTACTGCTACTAGACACCTTCTTGGAATTAAAAAGATCTACTTTACGCCTTATCAGCTTTATTGTGCGTTGCTCAAGTCAGGCGCTAGGCCGATGTTTGATTCAAATGTGTAAAAATAGGTGCTTTCAATGAGCGGTATTTTGGGCGGTTCTAAAAAACCCGCAGTCGATCATAGTCTTATTGCCGAGCGAAAAGCGGCAGAAAAACGACTTGCTGACGAAAAAGCTGAAATTGAGGCAAGGAAAATCGAAGAGGATCTTGCTCGCAGGCGCGGCCTTCGCGGGGCTTCCTCTCTTATTAGCGGTGGTTCTGGTGGTGCCGGTTTTGGCGCAACCGATACTCTGGGGTAATTTATGACAACTAATACCCCTGGAATGCCAGCAGCGGCCCCTGGCCAAGACTCATATGAACAGTTGATGTCAGGCTATTCTGCCGCGATTGAGGTGAGAGACAAATGGAAAGCTTTGTTCGATGATTGCTATGAACTCACTATGCCGGGTCGCGAGACGTTTGAGGCGACTACTGCTGGTCAGTCGCGCACGGATCGCATCTTTGATGAAACCGCCGTTACTGGCGTTCAGGAATTTGCGTCTCGTCTTCAGGCGGGTCTTGTGCCGACCTATGCTCAATGGATTGATTTGGTTGCAGGATCGGATGTACCGGAAGAAGAGAGGGAAGAGGTAAACGATTCTCTAAAAGCTATTACTAAGAAGGTTTTTGACACACTCCAAAACAGTAACTTTAACCAGGAGGTCCATGAAAGCTTTATGGATCTTTCTGTTTCGACAGGAGTTTTGCTCGCCCGCGAAGGCAACGCCGACCAGCCAATTATTTGGTCAGCAATTCCCTTGCCTCGTGTGGCTTTAAATGTCGGTCCTACCGGAACAATTGATGTCGTTTACAGGACGCATAAGCTTCGTCTATGGGAGATTGAGTCACTTTGGCCTAAAGCCAAGATTTCCGATGAGATAAGGCGAAAAACTGAATCTGACCCGAACACAAAGTTTACCGTAATTGAAGAAGAGTATCGTGATCGGAAAAAGACCGAGCCAACCTTTGAATACAAGGTTGCGATTAAAGATGAAAAATATGTAATTATTTCAACCACTTACAGTGGTTTTGGGTCCAGCCCCTGGATTCCTTTCCGATGGTCAAAAGCTTCTGGCGAGGTCTATGGCCGCGGCCCTGTGCTTAATAGCCTGCCGGCAATTAAAGTTTTGAATCTGACAATCCAGCTCATTCTTGAGAATGCTGATATGTCTATTCAAGGTATGTGGCAGACTGATGACGACAGCGTTGTAAATGTCGACACAATTCAGCTTCTTCCTGGAACGATTGTCCCACGCTCCGTCGGGTCTCGTGGCCTTGAGCCGCTTGAGAATCCTGGACGCCTTGATGTCGCGCAACTTATTCTTGATGAAATGAGGGCGAATGTCAGGAAAGCACTTTATAATGAAACCCTTGGCCCGCCAGCGGGAACCCCGATGTCCGCCACGGAAGTTTCGGAGCGAATGGCAGAACTTGCGCGGCAAATCGGGTCTGCTTTTGGTCGCCTCCAATTCGAACTCGTCACGCCGGTTATCCAAAGGGTCGTCTACATCCTGAAAAAGCGTGGAGAAATTGAAGTTCCGTCTATTAATGGTCGTGAAATCAAAATTGTGCCAAATTCTCCGCTTAGTCGCGCTCAAATCGAGCAGGATCTAACGGATATGGAACGCTTTGCGGCGACAATGACAAATCTCTTTGGCCCGCAAGTCGCAAACTTGTTTATTGACCAAGATACTTATGCGGTTACCTACGCTGATAAATTGAAGCTTGACCCCGGCGTAATCCGGTCTAAAAATGATCGCGAAGCCTTGGCACAGGCCATGCAGCAGGCAATGCAGCAGCAGCAGCAACCCGAGCCAGGACAGCAACAGCAGCCCATGTAAGGATAACTGCACCAGTGCTTTTCAAAAGATCTCCCTCTCTAGGGATTAAAAGAGCGTCACTAGAAAGCAGCGAAGTAGGCAAAATTGAGGCCGGGAATAGGCCCAAGCTGTTTGCTCGTTTATTTAATACCGATGATGGTAAAGCCGTCTTGCAGTCGTTGGCGCAAGACACTGCTGGCCGCACGGTCCCACTAAATGCAGGTCTTGAGGCCCTTCAAAGAATGGAGGGACGTCGCGAGCTTGTTGCCGAAATTATTGAACTTGTTGAAAAGGGAATGAATCAATGAAGATTTTTGATCCAAATCAAACGTTGCTTGAAAAACTGGAGCTGCTCTCGTCAGGAATTTGTTTTGCCGAAGAG